GTCCAGCTATTGAATATGCTAATGGTTATAAAGCATGGTATGTAGAGGATAAAATCCATCGCCTGGATGGCCCAGCTCGGGTATGGGCTAATGGTTCTAAAGCATGGTATGTAGAGGATAAAATCCATCGCCTGGATGGCCCGGCTATTGAAGATGCTGATGGAACTAAAGCATGGTATGTTGAGGATAAACTACATCGTCTAGATGGCCCTGCTGTGGAATATGCTGATGGAACTAAATCATGGTATGTTAAGGGTAAACTAATGTCCGAGGAAAAATTCAACGAATACATCGAACCCAAGCCAACCTGTGAAGGTAAAGTCGTTGAGGTAGATGGTATCAAATATAAACTAACAGCAATCTAATAAAATGAAATCACCATTTAATTTTGTTGGAATCACTCACATTGAACATCAATCCGTTGAGACCGATACCAAGAGATTTGCGGCTGTTTTTGATTTGCCGACGGATGACTGTCCCGGTAGTGTCAATAAACTGGTTGTAGAAATAGTAACCTTTGATGATGGAACATGCACCGTTACAATTTACAACCGCGGACTACGTCCGGAAGGGCTAAAAGACCGTTTCATTGGAGAATTTCAAACTCACATCACAAAACTCGGAGACCTTCTCTACGGCTTTGCGCGTATCAAAATGACGCCCAGCCTTGAATTTATCTAACTAATAAATAACCTCTGAAAGCACCGTTTCAAAAGAGCTTACTTTCACTCAGAAGTAGATCATCGATCAATTACGACCACTTATGGTGGTCTATCTTTCATAAAGAATCTTCTTTGAGTAGGCTCCTTTGAAACGGTGCTTTTTTGTTGTTTACATTTGATTGAATCCTGTTATATTTACTACATAATGAAAAAATACACATACACTGAAATCAAGGATACGCTGAGCAATAATAAGCTGGTACTGATCAACTTCACTAAGGTTGATGGTACGGCTCGGGCACTCCGCGGAACTCTGGACACTTCTTTTATTCCCGAGGACCTTATGCCCAAGGGTAATAAGAAACTGAATCTGTCGGAAGACGCCGTTCGCGTGTACGACATTGAGAATGGGGGCTGGCGCTCTTTCAGAGTGGATTCGGTTACCTCTATTGAGACCCTCTAATATGTCTGTCGATCACATACTCAAATCTGCTGCGGCAAAGAACCGCAAGAAGGGTCGCAAGTCGGGCAATGGCATTGCCGCGGTCGACTCGCGTTATACCGGTGAGGAACCAATCTGGGATGGTTGGGAGACATGGCCAGTGGAACAATTCTGGAAGGAGTATTCTCGATCATTCAACTTCTACAACTATTACTCCACGGCAAAGGACACCAAGCCTGCCGTTCTGGAATGGATGAGCAACAATGGTTATACCAAGGAAGACATTGCAGCAGTGAAAGCTGCTCCCGACTATTTTCCCGGTATGACCACTGGTACTCTTTGCACGTGCCTCAATAAAGGTATGCCCACAATGCACCCTAAAATTAATGAGTACCTTGAAACACTCCGCGAGGATGCGACTAAGGTTGAACCGTGTGATGTGTTCGTAAAGGAATCCATTGCAAACGCAATTATTGAAGGTAAGAAAGCAAAGCAAAAGGATACCGTGCAAACTATCGTAGCCGAAAAACCAAGTGGCATTTCTCCCATGGACCGTCTCAAGGTAAAGTGTAACAAGACCATCATTATGGACCTTGAGCTCCTTATGGATGAATGGTGCAAGTCCGGTGATGAGGTAAGGTGTTTATCCATCTACAAATCAATGCAGCACTACGAACTCCCTGCGGCTGCGTGTACCTTCGTGGAAGAATACCTTGAAAAGGCGCTGAAGGAAATTACAGATGCCCACACTGGTGCCAGCGAGTATCTTGCTGAAGCCTACAGCTCATATACTAAAAAGCAGATGCTCGCACGTATTGATGCTCTATCATCGATGGTAGACGATCTAACGATGTTTAAGACGAGTGTCAAAGCGGCAAAGGCTCCACGTGAGAAGAAACCCACGGCTGCCACAAAACAGATTGCCAAGCTCCAGTACCTCAAGCACAGCGAGGAGTTTAAGATTACCTCCATCAATCCTATTCGAGTTGTTGGTGCCTATCGTCTCCTTGCCTTCAATGTAAAGACGCGGGTACTGTTTGACTATGTTTGTACGGTGACCACTGGTTTTGTCATCAAGGGTACCACTATCCAGAACTTTGATGAGGTGGCTTCCCGTTGTATCCGTCTCCGCAAGCCCGACGAATTCATTCCTATTGCCGTAGGAAGCACAGAGAAACAGCTTGAAAAGGCGTGGGAAAAACTCACCACAAAGATTGCAAAACCAAATGGGCGCATCAATGGTGACATTGTACTCCTCAGAATTCTATAAACCATGCAAACTTATAAAGTAACCGTAGACAAAGATAAAAACCGCTATTGGTACAATGTTAAAGATCAACTCCATCGCCTAGATGGACCCGCTATCGAATATGCTGATGGATATAAAGCATGGCATGTTGAGGATAAACTACATCGCCTGGATGGACCAGCTATTGAATGTGAAGATGGATATAAGGCATGGTTGGTTGAGGGCAAATACCATCGACTGGATGGCCCGGCTGTTGAATATGCTAATGGTTCTAAATCATGGTGGGTTAAGGGCAAACGTCATCGCCTTGATGGTCCAGCTATTGAAGGTGCTGATGGTAGTAAATCATGGTGGGTTGATGGTAAAAAAATGTCCGAAAAAGAGTTCAATGAATACATCAAACCCAAGCCAACCTGTGAGGGTAAAGTCGTTGAAGTAGATGGTATCAAATACAAACTAACAGCAATTTAAAAATTATGGACACTCCAGTAAAAGAACCAACAGATGTAATGGCAATTGCTCGTATGAGTACCGTCATCATCGGAAGCAAGAAATCCGTCTTGGATAAGCTCAATGAATTGTATCCTCTTGAAGTAAAGAGTGAGACGAATCCGAACCCAAAGTTCTATTCCGACATGCCATTTGAGGCTCAGATTGAAAAGCTGCTCAATTTCAATAAGTACAAGAACAGCCATTTTGTATATGGTATCATGTATTTCTATGAGAATGACAATTCTCCCGAACGCGCCAAGATTGTAAAGGAAATGAACCTTCCGGAAGAGGTTGCCAACTACCGTATTCAACGCGTAGAACTCCACCGTTAATACTACCATGCTCCTCGATAACATCCTCACAAAACAGAGTCTTGCGACCATCATTGAAAAATTGGTTATTGATGAAAAGATGACCTATATGGAAGCAGTCCTTCACTATTGTGAAGAGAAGCAAATCGACCCATTGGACATTGGTAAGCTCATCTCTCCCGTCATTAAATCCAAGATTGAAGCCGAAGCAATGACGCGCAATCTATTACCCAAAAGCAATTCGTTAGATTCATTCATGTAATATGAATACGATCAGTGACAGTCTCATTGAAAAACTTGAGGAGTTATATCCCAAGCCAAAGCCAGAGGTTGCAACTGTAAAAGAAGAACCCGTTGTAGCAAAACCGTGGGTTTCTGATTATGTCATTACAACATCAGGCAACAATTATGGTAATTACGCTATTCAGTCTACAAATAGCGGTATTACCTTTAGTACCACGCCGCAATATCTCACCTATGATGAGAATCACCTTATGATTAAGGTCTCGGCGGGCAACACACACCCTTTGCCCATCTATGTACAGAAAATTGCCGATGACACTATTGATAGACGTGTTATAGTTCTCGATCACACGATGATTAAGGAATCTACTTATTGCGGTCCTGTTAACTTTAAACAATACATTGACAATAAATTTATTTCACTTGAAATGAGAATTAGAGATCATATTACACAGGAAATTGACAAACTAAAATGCAGCCCTGGGACGTCTACCTGATATATAATAGTGTTAAACTACACTTTGAGAGCGATTCTTACGACGCCCTCAAATATAGTTTTAAGACTTCTGCAACTCAGAAGTCGTTCTTTCAACGTAAGGACAAATACTTCTTTGCTAAATTGGCCAAGAAGTATCCTGACAAACAAATTTTGATTGACTTCCTGGTTGCAAACTTTGCATCCTTGGATTCGGGTAAGTGCTGGGCAGGCAATCTAGTTGAACAGTCGGCAGACGATAACTACAAGTTCTATCTTAGAAGGATAGAATCAATGAGTTATTTCTTTGGCGACCAAGTAGACAGACTGGTGGAGCATTGTAAGGGTAAAGGGATTTCATTCGACGACCTATTTAAGTCGGAGAACGGAGCCCATCCACGAATTGCGACACTGGTGATGGACAAAACTATTGAGCTTGAAACCTTGGTAGTTCTTGACATTATGGTGGGCTTTATGAAACGCTCAAAGATTACGGAGACCATTCTATGGCCCGAGTTTTCCAAGAAAGTTCTAAAGTTCAAGCCATTCCTACGACAGAAGGTAGACATAAAAAAGTTGCGAGAAATCGTGCTTTTAGGGTTTACAAATAGGGAATAAAGGATATTATCATATACGTTAACACATACAACCATACTAAAATACTATGTCATTCGCAGCATTAAAAAACAATCGCAACAGTGCAATCAGCAGTCTCACAGCGGCTGCTCAAAAAGTCGCCGGTGGCGGCGAGAAGAAGTCCTATGTGGACGACCGTATCTGGGCTCCCATTGTGGACAAAGCAGGTAACGGTTATGCAGTCATTCGTTTCCTTCCGGCTAAGGCTGGTGAGGAACTCCCGTGGGTCCGTTACTGGGACCATGGCTTCAAGGGTCCAACCGGTCGTTGGTACATTGAGAACTCTCTGAGCTCCATTGGTCAGCCCGACCCCGTTGGTGAACTCAATTCCAAGCTCTGGAATTCTGGTGATGAGAAGGATAAGGAAGTTGCTCGCACTCAGAAACGCCGTCTTCACTATGTTTCCAACATCCTCGTGATTTCCGACCCAGCAAATCCTGCCAATGAAGGTAAAGTGTTCCTTTACAAGTATGGCAAGAAAATCTTTGACAAGATGCTGGACCTTATGCAACCAGCCTTTCAAGATGAGAAGCCAGTAAATCCGTTTGACTTCTGGACCGGTGCCGATTTCAAGCTCAAGATTCGCAATGTCGAAGGTTATCGTAACTACGACAAATCGGAATTCTCTCCTTCGGCTCCTCTCTTTGGTGGAGATGAAGCCAAGCTGGAAGCCATCTACAACTCAATGCACGCCTTGAAGGACTTCGTTGACCCGAAGAACTACAAGTCCTATGCCGAACTCAAACGTAAGCTCTCCGAAGTCCTCGGTGAAGAAGGTCAGGTTCTTACAACTGCTGAAGCGGTTGAACTTGATGAATCTCGCTCGGCTCCAAAGAAAGCTACGGCTGAAGCTGCGGCTCCTCGTGAAGCATTTAAGCCTGTTGAGGCAGGCAGCGATGATGAAGAAGATACCGGAGACACCCTTAGTTACTTTGCCAAGCTAGCAAAGGAAGACTAATCCGTATCGGCTTGATCTTTATATTATGATGGAGGGTCCCTCAAAAGGGGACCCTCTTTTAGTTACAGACCACCAAAGATTGGACGGAGCATCCAAGAAGTTCTATCGGGAACATTGTTGTTCTGGTAAGTGACGGAACTGTTATTGTGTGAGACATTACTTCCGCCGCCACCGCCACCAGAGGGCGCCATATTGACGGGCTGAAGTGCAGCAGCCATATTGACATTTGCGGTATCACTTTGAATTGCAGAAATGTCGGATCCGATTGTCGATGGATTTGGAGTGATGTCGGCTGCACTACCTACATTTTCATTGTAGGCTTTAAAGAGCATATTCATGAAACCTTCATTTGCGTCACCCGAGATACCAAGTAGTTCCTTACCCTTGTCGATTACATCATTGGCTGCAGGTACTAATTCCTTTGCGGTATCGGTAACTGTTTCTGCAACTCCCTTTTCGGCTTTATTTAGCTCCTTCTTGGCTTCCTTCTGTTTGCGTTTTAGATCGGTTGTATCTCCAGCGGCAGCAAGGATACTCTTATCGGATTCTTGAGTTTCTCCACCGGTTTTTGTATGGGTACCACCAAAGAGACCCGAAAAGCTAAAGTCTCGCATGCTCTTTGCTATACCATTTAAACCAACTCCTTCTGCCGCGGATGCAAGTAAATTCTTTGGAATATCAAGTAAAACTGTTGCGATAGTTTTTAGAAAACCTCTGAATACCTCACCAATGGCTCCAATAATGTCTCCACTTGCAATCTCGGATCCAATGTCGTCGAATATGTCAATGAAATTCTGGAAGAATTGTTCAAATGTATCACGCCCGGCTTTAATGAATCGGTGAAAGAATTCGGCGATGATGTCGGAGAAACTGAAGGAATCCAGCATCTTTTCAAACTCTTTAAAGCCGAGGGCTCCTCCCAACCAAGAAACGGTATCTTTAATTAGATCCAAAATGTCTCCCGAAAAGGCATTAATGAATCCTACCGTACCACCTTCCAGTGCTTTTCCAATGTCACCCGTCTCCTTAAAGATTTTAAAACCTTCGAACAGTGAAAGAGCTCCTTGAATGACTGCAGTTACAATAGGACCACCCAAGAATTTACCCAACTTAGAAAATGTACCAAAAATGGTTTTTAAATTACCAAAGAGGGATCCGACTTTTCCTAATCCCGGAATTAAAGACGTTAAAAGCCCGACCTTTGAGATTAAGAAAGTAAATACCTTTTGAATCGGCTCAAAGAAGCCTTTAACCTTTGGCCATAGCGATACAATACCTTGTACCAATTTACTTTCAGCACCCAGACCTGCAAAGAATTTTTGAATAGGTTCAAAAAACTTTATAACCGCTTTACCCAATGCACTTTCTTTTAGAAAGGTTGTGATCTTAAGGAAGGTTTCTTCTAATTTTTTAGTAATAGCACCAATATTGAGAATTTTTTCAATTCCTTTTTTAATTGATTTAAAATAAGAACCGATTGTTTCAATAAGCCCCGAAACGAAACCAATGACCAACCCTGCAATTCCTGCTAAGGCACCAAGGATACCAACCGAACCTAAACCACCTTTTAAATTCGGTTTATCGCCGCCCGTAGGCATCATTTTGTTTTTCTTTTCCGCATCCTTCTTATCCTCAAGTCTATTTTCCTCATTCGCAAGTTGGTTCCCTTGAAGAGTTGTGAGGATATCCTTAGTGAGACTATAGGTACCTTCCAGGATACCAATCATATTAAAGGTATGGAAAGCAGTTGAAGCCGTCTCCTTGGATATAATAAAAAGATTTGAACTGTCCTTGGCGCTTAAAGAACCACCCTTCTGTTTGACATCTCGTGCAGCTGGTTTATAGTTTTTCTTTAGATCCTCGAACAGAGACTTTATTTCAGTGGCCAATGATTCCATATTAACCGCATTTTCAAGCGATAGATCAGCTGTATTCAGAGTGTTCTGTTCGATCTTACCAAGGGTCTCGTTGGAGACCTTTAGTTCCAGAATCATTTCTTTGAATAGTTCTTGTTTATCGCGTGCGTCGGCCATGTGGTTTATCGGTTAAGTTTTTTCTTGGCTCTTTCGTTTTCTTCTTTAATATGATCGACAAGAAGAGCCACGTAGATTTCCCTCTCCCAAGGCATCATAT